GATAGTCAACTTCCGATATTTACGTAGATTTTGGGTTTCGATTTTGGCTTATTTTTCAATAATTTACGAGGCGCAAAAATGAGGACTGACCATTGTCCATGTTGCGGGGAAAGAATTACTCCGGAGGTCTATATCACGTTGAGGGATCAAGGCGATTACAAGCCGAGTGAGTTCGAGTGTAATTGTCCATGTTGCGGAAAGGCTCTCGAGGTCGTCGTCGAGGCGGTTCCGGAGTTCAATTTTTTTAAGCGGGTTAAACGGTTAGCCGCTAAATTGTAGGGGAGGGATGAATCAACGGGAATATGCGAAACACGCCGGCCTTACTCAACCTCGAATTTGCCAACTTTTGCGAGCGGGAAAATTGGAAGGCGCGGCGAAAAAGGTTGGCGGCCGATGGCAAATCGACGCGAGGAAAGCGGACAAGCTCCTCGCTAAAAACATATCACCGTCGAAAAAACGTCAAGGTGAATTCGGGGCGGTTAAAACTCGAGGACGGCGCAAGCCTAAACGACGATCAAAGCGAGAGGCTCCGTCGCCGGCGGAAAAGAAACGGGTCGCGAAAGAAGCGGGGACGGAGGAGCTATCTCTATTTGAGGCCGAGCTATTAGAGAAGCAATACAAGGCGGCCTTGAAAAAACTCGAATACGAAAAGGCCTCCGGGATCTTGACCGAGGCGGAGGCGGTTAAAAAGGCGGCGTTTGATAGGGCCAGGATGTTACGGGATGGACTCCTCAACCTCAAGAGCAAGATCTCGCCGCTTTTGGCCGTCGAGCAGGACGCGACGGAAATCGACAAGTTACTCGACCAAGAGTTCCGTCACTTATTGGAGGGCTTGAGCTCATGACAACGGTCCTTATTTGCCGAGGAGTCCCGGGGCCGGATATCCGGATATGGTGTCCGTATTGCGACGAGGTCAACTCTTTTAAGACGTTCGAGTATTACGGGGACGTAACTTGCAAGGGGTGCGGTCGGCGGTTTCCGCCTCACTATTGGCCGCGGGGATTCGATCTCAAGACGGGGCGGCTCCAAAATAAAAAACCTCGCCGCGGCGGGCCGACCGGGGCGAGGCAATAATTGATTGTATAGGTTTCATGAGGAACAATGCAAGACGCCGCGGCCGTATATTACGAGGCTTGGGACGAGGGACTAAGGCCGGATCAAAAAATGTCGCCGGTCGAGTGGGCGAATACGTGCCGATACCTCCCTCAAGTATCCTCGAAAGAGCATGGTCGATACTCAACGGCTCGGACGCCTTACGTCGTCGAGATCCTCGAGAAGCTATCGCCGGAGGATCCGACAAAAGAGATCGTTTTCATGAAGTCGGCGCAAATCGGCGGGACGGAGGTCGCAATGTGTTGGATCGGGTACACGATCGATAAAACGCCCGGGCCTATTCTCATGGTTTTACCGACGATCGATCTCGCCCGCGATTTCAGTAAGCAGAAATTACAACCGACGATCGCCGTTACACCGGTCCTCGCCGGTAAGGTCCGCCAAAGCAAAGCCCGGGACTCCGGAAACACGATATTAACGAAAGGCTTTCCGGGCGGAATTCTTTTCCTGGGGGGCAGTAATTCGCCGGCTGGCTTTCGGTCAAGATCGATTCGGTTCCTCATCCTCGACGACGAGGACGGTTACGAGGCGGACGTCGGCGGCGAGGGGGATCCGGTCACGCTCGCAAAGAAACGGACGAACACCTACGCCGCAAATAAAAAGATCCTCGAAATTTCAACGCCGACGGTCAAGGGCCTATCGCGTATCGAGCGGAGTTTCCTCGCGAGCGATCAACGCTATTTCAACGTCCCTTGTCCTCATTGCGGCGTCAAGCAACGGTTAATATGGGGCGGGACCGGTTACGATTACGGGATTAAGTTCGAAAGGGACGAAGAGGGGACGGTCGTCGATTGTTGGTATGTTTGCAAAGAATGCAAAGGGCGGATTGATGAAAACGAAAAGACGAGGATGCTCGCCGCCGGCAAATGGATTGCGACAAAACCAGGAATGGAAGTCGCCGGTTTTCAATTGTCCGCCCTATACTCGCCGCTCGGTTGGGTAACATGGCGCGAGATCGCGACGGAGTTCTTAGCCTCAAAGGGAAATTCCGAGACGCTCAAGACGTGGACAAATACGGTCCTCGGCGAGCCGTTCGAGGAGGCGGGAAGTCAACCGGATTGGGCTCTCTTGAAAGCGCGATCCGAGCCCTATAAGGTCCTTGAGGTCCCGGATCCAGGCCTCTTATTGACCGCCGGCGTCGACGTTCAGAAAAACCGCCTTGCGGTCGTCGTCAAGGCCTTTGGCGAGGGCGAAGAGTCTTGGCTCGTCTATTGGGTCGAGCTTTACGGGGATCCGACGACCTCCGGCGTTTGGGATCAACTCGACGAGCTCATAAACCGCTCATTTAAACATGCGAGCGGCGTCGAGATCCCTCTCTCGGCCGTCGCGGTTGATGCAGGATATAAGACACAAGAAGTCCTCAATTTTTGTCGCTTACGGGCGCCGCGGGTCATGGCGACGAAAGGATCCTCGAAAGCGGCGCAACCGGTTTTGGGAAAGCCGACGTGGCAAGATGTCACATACGAGGGACAAAAATATCCGAGCGGGGCGCAATTATGGCCGATCGGGACGGATACGGCCAAGGCGACTATTTACTCGCGGTTAAACCTCGAGAAACCGGGGCCGGGATATTTTCATTTTCCGATTGGGGTCGGGGATGATTATTTCCAGCAATTAACGGCCGAAAAACTCATGACGAAATATCTCCGCGGATACCCTAAACCGGAATGGACGAAGATCAGGGAAAGGAACGAGGCTCTTGACGGGGAGGTTATGGCCTACGCCGCGGCGATTCGGGCCGGCCTTATACATACCGATTGGGCCGCCTTGCGGGAGTCGATCGGAAAACCGCCCAAGGCGCCAGCGCGAAAACCGCGGGCCTCCGGTTGGGTTAAAAAAACCGGCGGATCTTGGATTAAGAGATAATGAAAGCAAACGATCTACCGACGACGGGCCTCCTCATCGGAAAAAAGGCAATTAAAAATTGGCTCGGGATTACTTCCGACGAATTGTTTTTGAAATGGATCGATTTAGGCTTGCCGATACGAGTAGTCGACAAGCGATATTATGCCTACACCGAAAACCTCGAGACGTTTTTTAAGGTATCGACAAACGTCGTCGGAAGCGAAATCCCGGACGATGCCGAATAACCCGCCCCTTAAAACCTTGTCAATCCCCTATAACACCCGATTAACACCCGATTAACACCCGATTAACACCCGATCTTTAAAAATCCCCGAAAAACCGCCCTTATAATTCTCCGCGACGATCAGTCTTTTCTCATGCCTCCTTGTCAGACGACCACCACCACGCCGATCGGGAGAGCAATCCTTGGGCCGGGATTGCTCTCCCTCTCACCATTTGAGGGGATTTTATGGCCGCTTTAACAACCTTGGCATTACTCGAGGCGGTCGAAACCGCAATCTCGACGATATTAACCTCCGGTCAGGACGTAACGATCGGGGACAGACGATATAAGCGGGCCGATCTCGGGGATTTGCAAGATCTCCGGCGGGACCTTAAAGCGCAATACGCGACCGAAGAAAACGGGCCGACTCGAAATTTTGTAAGGTTCGGCAATCCCCTATGAGTTTTTCCGAAAGACTTGAAAAAGTAGGAAACGCCGTCGACGGAGCGATCTCAGTCGTCGCTCCTCAATACGCCGCCCGTCGACAAGCCGCCCGATACGCGATTCGGATCGGGGCCTCTTATTTCCAGGGGGCGAAAGCCTCGCGTCTTACGAATAACTGGTCGGTCGGTCAAGAGTCCGCCGACTCGACGATTTATTCTGACCTCCAAATGTTGCGGGACCGCTCGAGGGACCTCAACCGAAACGACGGAGTCGCCGCGGGCATAACCGATACGATTTGCACAAATGCAATCCATACAGGGATAAGGCCGCAATCGCGGATTGACGCCGAGGCCTTAAACCTCTCGCCGGATCAAGCCGCCGTTTTTCAAAAGCAAGCCGAAAAGGTTTGGCTGAAATGGTCGGGCAAATGCGACGCTCGAAATAAATTGACGTTTTCCGAGATCGAGTCCCTCGCCTTACGGCAAATCATCGAGAGCGGCGAGTTTCTCGCGATCCGACGGGCGATCAAGGACGACCGACCGTATTATCTCGCTTTAGACATTATCGAGCCGGACCGCCTCGACGATCCGCCGGACCAGCGATCGGACGTCAATACTCGTTTCGGAATTACGTCCGACGATCGCGGCCGGCCGAAAAAATATTATATTCGCAAAACTCATCCGGGGGATACATTCCGGGCGCGAGACGACGCTCATAAATTCGTCGCCGTCCAGGCGGAGGACGCGGCCGGCCGGAAAAATGTCTTTCACGTTTTCCCGATCCTCCGGCCGGGACAAACGCGAGGGGTTCCGTTTTTCGCTCCGGTAATCGAAAAGTTTAAGATGCTCGCCGACTATCTCGAGGCCGAGCTCGTCGCCGCCCGGGTCGCCGCTTGTTTTTCGGCGTTTGTGAAAACGGAAAATCCCTATGGGGCGGCCGTCGGTAACGCCGCGATGACCGAAAACAGTCAACGGCTCGAGGCTCTCGAGCCCGGGATGATCGAGTACCTCGGGCAAAATCAGGATGTAACATTTGCAAGCCCGAATCGCCCGGGCGATACGTTCGACGCCTTTGTCTCGCGGATCCTCCGGATGATCGGGACCGCTATCGGCCTACCCTATGAGCTTGTCCTCAAGGATTTTAGCCAAACGAATTACTCCTCCGCCCGAGCCGCTCTTTTGCAAGCCTATCGCGTTTTCCAGGTCTGGCAAAGCATGATCATAAACCATATTTGTCAACCGGTTTACGAGCTCTTAATCGAGGAGGCTTGGCTCCGGGGCGAGCTTACGGCGCCCGGGTTTCAATCGAATAAATGGGAGTACACGCGGACCGCTTGGATCCCTCCGGGTTGGAGATGGGTTGATCCGGAAAAAGAGGCCAAGGCCGATAAAATTTCAATCCAAATGGGGCTTAAAACGCGGGCCGATTCATGTTCGGAGCAGGGCCAGGATTGGGAGGAAAAAGCCGAGCAAGCCGCGAAAGAGAAAGCGAAATATGAGGAGCTCGGCCTCCCTTGGGAGGGGATGAAAGACAAGGGAGGGGAGGAGAAAGCAGACAATGCCGAAAGCAAAGCCGACGAAAACAAAGATTGAGCCCAAGCCCAAGCTTAAAGCAAAGAGGACGGCGAAAAAGTCAACCGATGAAACGGGCGAGCTAGGGACTCTTAATCGAGTAATCGACAAGCTCAACTCCTCCGCTTGGGCGATCTATCCGCCAAAGCTCGACGCGATACAGGAAGTCATTCAGAAGCGTTTAAACGGCGAGAATGTACCAATGGAGGCGGCGGCCGGCGGCTCGGATCGCCAAACGTCTTACTTGACCATAAACGACGACGGGATCGCGGTCGTCTCGATCATGGGGACGATCGGGCAACGCCTTAACGTTTTCGAACGAATGTCGGGCGGAGTGTCAACCGAGATTTTAAAAGACGACATTTCCCGGGCGATCGATTC